CGGGCAGATCGTCTTGGCCGTACACCAGCGGCAGTGGTCGCCGGCGGCCAGTGGCGCGTCGGGCTGCTCGGCCGCGCGCACCGCCAGCATCAGGTCGGCCTCGAACTGCTTGACGCGGGCGGGCGTCGTCACCCAGCGCTTCACGTAGGGCGGCTGGACGATGATGATCTCGATGTCCTCGACGTCCTTGAAGGCCCATGCGGTCTTCTCGGTACGAAGCGCTGCGGCGACGTAGAACAGCCCCTGCGGGTTCTCCTCCGCGTCCACCGCGACGCCGTCGCCGAACTTCCAATCCAGCAGGATGCCACGATTGCCCATCCGACCCACGACGTCGGCGGACCCGAACACGCCCGGCAGGGCGGCGCCAAAGCCGACGACCTGCTCGACGGCATACTCCATCATCTTGTCGGGGTCGATCTCGTCAAGGGCGGCAAGTGCTGGCAACAGCTTGCGCTCCATCAGGTCGTCGGTCAATTCGATGCCGTTGTAGGCGACGCCCAGAAACTCCTGCGGGTCTTTGCCCGTCTCCAGGATGGTGGCGATGGTATTGTGCAGCAACGTGCCGGTGTCGGCGTGGACCGACGACGGCTGCGGGGGCATGGTGCGGACGAGCGCGACGCTGCCGGGGCAGGCCAGCACGCGCTTGGCGGTCGAACCGCCGACGACATTTGAGTGAGCAGCCATAGTGTACCTTTCTGTGTTGACGAGCCGACGCTACAGAATGTTTGTTGACCTGTCAATGATTGTTTGATACATAATGAGCATGGAACGCGAGATCGAACAGTACTTTGTGTGGACCGTCCAGCGCATGGGCGGCGTCACCTACAAGTTCCGCGCGCTGAACTGCAAGGGCGTCAGCGACCGCATCGCCTGCCTGCCCGGTGGGGCGACGTGGTTCGTGGAATTGAAGGCGCCCAACGGCCGATTGTCGCCGCTGCAACGTAAGTTTGCGGAGGACATGCGGGCACGCAACCAGAACTACACCTGCCTGTGGAACAAATCAGAGATAGATGAATGGACCTTAGGTCTTACCAAAATGACGCCGTGACCTTCCTGTACGAGCGTGACCGCGCCATGATCCTGGCCCCTGTGGGCGCGGGCAAGACCGCAATCACGCTGCGGGCGATGGCCGAGATGAAGCGCGACGGTCACGCCAGGCGCTGGCTGGTGGTGGCGCCCAAACGCGTGTGTACGGACGTGTGGCCCGTCGAGGTGGCGAAGTGGGCGCCGTCGCTGTCGTATTCCGTTGCCGTCGGCACCTCCACCCAACGCAAGGCAGCACTCTCGTCTAGCAGTGACATTGTCATTGTCAACTACGACAACCTCGACAAGCTGCCGGTTGACCTGCCGTTCCAAGGCGTGGTGTTCGACGAACTGACCCGGCTCAAAAACCCGTCGGGCAAACGCTTCAAGGCGTTCTACAAGGTGCTGGACCGCTTCCCCGTCCGCTGGGGCCTGACCGGATCGTTCACCTCGAATGGCCTGGAAGACGTCTTCGGCCAGTGCAAGGTGGTGGACGAGGCACTGCTGGGCCGGGCCAAGGGCGCGTTCCTCCAGCAATACTTCGTCTGCATCAACCGCGAGTTTGGCGATTGGCAACCGCGTCGCGGTGCCCTCGAACAAGTCATGGCGCGCATCCGCCCGGCGACATTCGTGCTGGAGCCTGGCGTCTACAAGGACAAGCTGCCGCCCTGCCACGTCGTCGAGATGCGCTGCGACATGCCAGACCGTGAGCCATACGAAAAGATGAAGCGCGACTTTGTAACAACGCTGAAAGGTACGGAAATCACCGCCCTGTCGGCCGCCGCCGTGACGAGCAAGCTGCAACAGATGGCGGGCGGCTGGGTCTACGACAGCAGCACGATCGCGTCCGACCAGCCAGGCAAGTTCACGGTGTCCAAGACGCCGGTCTGGTTCTCCAGCCACCGCTTCGACATGTTGGACGAAATTCTGGAAGGCAACCAGCAGGACAACACGCTGATCGTCTACAACTTCGTCGAGGAACTGGCGCAGTTGAAGACCCGCTACCCGCGCCTGTGGACGCTGGACGACGGCGCCGACGTGGTCGAACGCTGGAACAAGGGGCAGATCCGGCTGCTGGCCGTCCACCCCAAGTCGGCCGGCCACGGGCTGAACCTTCAGTACGGCGGCAACAAGATGGTGTTCCTGTCGCTGCCGTGGTCGTTGGAACTGTACGAACAGACGGTCGGCCGCATCCATCGCGGGGGCCAAACCAAGGACGTGTGGGTCTACGTGATGCTGACCAACAAGACGATAGACGAGCGCATCTGGGCCGCCCTGGCGGACAAACGCGCGATTTCCGACATAGCTTTAGAGGAGTTAAAGGGGTGAACTGGTTTACATTGAATGCCGTGCTGCCCAAGCGCAACGAACAGCAGGTGCTGGCAATGCTGGACGAAGAGGTGGCGATCCACAAGCGGCCCACCTTTGTGGTCCGCATCCACCAGCGCTACACCATGCTGCGGGCGCAGCGGGAGCGTCAGGAACTGTTGGAGAAGGTGAAGCAATGAGTGATATCCCACGCGCGCGCGAAATAATTGAACTGGCGGCCCGAATGCTGGACCCGGATGACCCGGCCCGTGCCATGCTACAAGTGGCGCTGCCCATGCTTACAAGAGAAAGTCCTGTACGCCGGGCGTCAATCCAGAAGCGGCGGCTGACTGACCGCCTGAAAGCGCAGATTTGCGCCTACGCGCACCAGAACCCCGCCGCGCATCTGAGCGACATCGCCGTTCACTTTAACGTAAATCAAGGGCGTGTTTCTGAAATTCTAAACGGTAAGCGATGAACCGCGCGGCGCTGATCGAGGCGGCCATCCAGCACGTCAAAGACGTGGGGCCGGGTACCTACGAGGAGTGGGTCGGGGTCATCATCGACTTCACTTGCAGCGCTTGCGGAACGGATCCCACTCGCCGCCCCGGCGAACGCAGTCCTGATACGCCTTCTCTTCTTCCGCTGTCATGCGTTTGGCCAGATGAGGGAGAAGGCTCTTGAACACGGCGACGCCCAGACCGACCCAGAACGCCGGCCGCTGTGATACGAGAAAGGCTCCAGCGCAAAGCCCTACAAGCATCACAGCGAGCGCGGCGATCTCCAGCCAGGTCATACCTTGGGCTGGTTCGGGACCATGTAGGTGACGACGGCGGTCATGACCGCGCCGAGGATGACCGACACGCTGTCGATCAGGCTGGGCGTCACCCAGCCGGTCGAGACGCCGAACAGGCCGATGAGGGCAACCAGGCTGGTGATGAAGGCAGCTACGGCCTTATGTGCAGTCATGTTATTCACTCCGGGGTTAAGAATAGTTTGCGTTCAGCCTCACGGCGGCGGGTCAGCCCCGCCAACGCGCGACCATGAACCTTGTTCCACATCAGGAACGCCTCGGCAGCGCCCTTGACGTCGCCTGCGTTCAGGCGCCGCACAACCGACGAGCCTGCAAAGTTGCCGGGGCCGATATTGTAGCAGAGGCTGACCATTGCGGAGAACTGGTTGGGCGTCGGCTTGACGGTGACGGCCTTATCGACCGCCTGCTCGTACTTGCCCAAGTCGCGGGCCAGTATCTTCTCGGCCTCGGCGGCCGTGATCGTCATGCCCGGCGTCACCTTGGGTTCGCCGGCTGCCGACGTGTGACCGTAACCGATGGTGTCCACGCCCGCGCTGCACTTGTACGCTTTCAGGCGAAGGCCTTCAAAGCTCTTGATCAAGTCCAGACCTGCGGCGTTGACCTTCATGGCTGTTTGTTGGCAATGTGGTTGATGCGCTCGAACATCGTGTTGAGCGTGCGGTCCACCTGGGCGAACCCTTCGCGGATGTCCGTCTTCACCTCGCGCATGGCGATGTTGAAGTCGTCCTTCTGGACGTAGTGGGTGGGAAACTTGCGCACGTCGTCGTCAAGTCGATCCAAGGATGAGTAAACGCGGTTCAAGACGTACCCTCCGAAAATGCCTGCAAGACCGTAGGCGATGTTGAAAAGCACCTGGTAATCCACCTTGTTACCTCGCAGGATATTCGTATGTGCGGCCATACGCATCGGTCAAAAACGCATTCGGATTGTCTTCGCGGGCTTGCGCCAACGTGTTTGCTACGGTGCCCGTCGCGGTTAGACCACGTGCGGACGGACGCGGCAGTTCTCTTGCGCCGGCGGCAGCCGCGCGCACAACTTTTGCCGCGCCTTTGACCGGCGCAGGCGGCGCAGGCATACCCGGCATCTGGCGAACAGGTACGGGCTTTAGCTTTGTTTGCATCTCTTTAAGAGCTTTGGCCGCCAATTTGGGGTCAAGAGCCTCTAATGTCATTTCAGCAATAGCTTTATCGCCTATCTTAGCGCCTACGGCGCGTTTGACAGTGTTAAACAAGGTCCAAAATGTGTTAAGAAAATTTGGCCCTTTATTAACGTCGTATATTTCGCTGACAGTGCTTTGCGCTTTTGTGCGCCCAAACTTTTCTAAGTCCTCAGTGAGATTTTTATTAATTCGTTCAGCGTCGATTGCTTTAACAGCTTTTATATCGGCGTCGCTAAAACCAGCTTTTTTGAAATCCATATTGGACGGCCAATTCAGCGCCTTTGTAACCGTCGCAGGTTCGTCTTCTAGCGCACGCGCAAAAGCGTCAAAATCCAATCCGCTTTCGCCGCGCTTGGTTGTGGGCGACAACGCGCTAAATATCTCTTCACCAACAAGACGGCGGTTAACAGGCCGGCTGTACATTTTAAACAAATCGCGGGCAGCCT